CTTCTAATACTTCTAATACTTCTAATACTTCTAATACTTCTAATACTTCTTTACAAAATGCACATTCATATAACGCTGGATGTTGAAATATGTTAACGTGTCACCATCAGGAACCTTTAATAACGTTTTGAGTTTATCGTCACATTCTATTATTCGTCTATCAGACGGGTTCTGTAAATTATGTTCTTTTATATATTTTATTAAAAATTTTGTAACCTCGGTTCTAGCAACCATGTCATCCTTATTAAGACTCATAAAGTTTTTAAGATCATCGCTTATACTGACTTTTAAAGCAAACCCAGATGGCTTGCGCTTGGGTTTATTATTAGCCTTTTCTATTATTTTATTTGCAGCATTTAATTCCTTTACAACATCCTTCTCCAATAACTTGAGTTGCTGCTGAAGCGAAGAAATTTGGGTTTTAAAAGTTGACAAGCTCCCAAAAATACCATCAAATTTGGTCTGAATATAATTAATTTCAGTATTGTCTGTCATTAATTATATAGGTTGTTTTATCTTTAAATGTTATTTTCATATATCACTCTTCTTAGTTAGTCTACCTTGATTCTACTTTTGGGACTAGCATATATACCTTCCCAGATTCATCGGTGACTGATTGCTCACCCCCACGGTATTTTTGACCCTGGCGCGACTTCCAATTACCATCATTATTCCTTGGTTTACGTCCAGACCCTTCGTTTGCTGCACGCTGTTCCTTATGGGTCTCACACATTAACTTTCCACCGTTAATTCCAGTAACAGAAGAAGCTTGCCACTGATGTGACTCCTTATCGGTAACCTCTGCCCATCCAAATTCTACATACTCGCCCAATACAAGATACTTGTACTGCTGTTCCTCTGTCTTAAGAGCGGAATGATGAACGAATACATCCTCGCCTGCTTTGTCTCCATCAGTGGCCGTAATAAATCCGTATCCAGATGAATTATTGAACCATTTTACACGACCACTTGACTTTGTGTTTACTTCGTCGCCGTTCTCAGAACTCATGTAACTAATAGTAGTTATTAATCTTTAAGTATATTATATAATTAATTCCTTACATATATAATCATAATTAGGGCGTTCTTCAAATTCAAGACTATTACAATAAGCATATAAATCATATATACAATTCGGTAGTTTTTCATTAAAAATTATACGCAGATTACTTTCGCTCTTTATTTTCCCAATCTTATCTGTATTATAAGATGACCATGGTAAATGCCCCACAATTAACTTTATTGTTATATATATCACAGATATTATATCATCCCTTCTAGACGGATTAGACCCGTAATGAATATTATTACTTACATAAATAATGTTTCCCACCACATCTCTATTATATAATTGTTCTATATGATTACATTCGCCATCAATAAACATAGTAGAGAGACCAAAATCAATAAGATAAATCTCGTGTTTACTTGAAAATAAAATATTATCAGGTTTAAGATCTCTATGTATTACTCCTTTATCATGAATGTCTTGTAATATAATTACCAAATTTCTCATTGTTTGTAATATTAATTTGATGTCTGGATTCATATTTAATCTCTCTACAGATTCGCCCAACAAATCAATTACCATGTAGAATATTCCTTCTTGTTTACCGAATGTCTTTATAGCTGGAACCCCGGTTGTATTAATTAACAATTTTAATATTCTTGCTTCGTTCCGTATGATCGCCTCTCCTTCTATCTTTTGCAATTTAATTGCTACTGGATTATTTTTATATATATGCCGACCCCTATATAATTTTCCGAACGCACCCTCTCCTATTTCCGATTCAATTACATATTTATTATTTATGAGCATTATTAAAGATAATAAATAGTATAAAAATATCTTTATTAGTAATTTACGATGGTTGTAATATGTCCTGATACATTTGATGAAGTGGAAAGATACTCGGAATACTTCAATTATTTTGACGGGTTTGATTTGAGTTCCTTTCAAAAATGGGCAATTAAATCAATTGTTGATAACCAACATATATTAGTTACAGCACATACTGGCTCTGGAAAAACTTTACCGGCTGAATTTGCTATTCAGTATTTTGTTAGCAAAGGGAAAAAAGTTATATATACCGCCCCTATCAAAGCATTATCAAACACTAAACTTTATGATTTACGTAATAAATATCCTGAAATCAGTTTCGGAATTATTACTGGTGATATTACTGATAATCCTGAAGCAGATGTCCTTATTATGACTACCGAAATTCTTCCAAATACAATTATGAATAGAAAATTACGAACAACTAATGAAAATATTAAACTAGACTTTGAAATTGATTTTGAAAATGATCTAGCAGCTGTTATTTTTGACGAGGTTCATTATATTAACGATCCAGAACGGGGAAATGTTTGGGAACAAGCAATTCTTATGCTACCGCCTGATGTCCAACTAATAATGTTGTCAGCCACAATAGACAAACCTGATATTTTTGCAAACTGGATAGAAAAAGAAAAACGACAACAAAGTATCGAAAATGATTCAATACCGAAAGAGGTTTATCTAACAACAACAGAACATCGTGTTGTTCCACTAACACATTATATATGGATGACATGTCATAAAAATACTATTAAGGTTTCAAAAAACAAAGAATACGAACATTTGTTAAAAAATAATATGAATCGTGAAATTATAGTTAAAAGTCATAAAAATGTGTTTGGTACAAAAGAATACGAGGACATTTTAAAATTATCTAAACACTTAAAAAACGCAAACACACCTTACACATCAAGACAATTTGTATTAAATAATCTCATTAAACATTTACAAAACACAGATAGTTTACCTGCAATTTGTTTTGTTTTTTCAAGAAAAAATACAGAAAAGGCAGCAAATGAAATTAATTTCAGTCTATTTGAAGAAGGTTCCACTATACCAAGTATCATAGAACAGGAATGTAGAAAAATCCTAATGTCAAAACTCACTAATTATCGCGAGTATTTAGAATTGCCTGAATATACAAATCTAATTAAATTACTACAAAATGGAATAGGCTATCATCACGCCGGAATTCTTGCCGTGTTTCGCGAGATGATTGAGATTCTATTTGACCGAAAGTTAATTAAACTACTTTTTGCAACCGAGACCCTAGCGGTAGGAGTTAATTTTTCAACAACATCGGTTATTTTTACAGGAATAACCAAATTTGACGGAAATAATATGCGAATGTTAGCACCACACGAATATACACAGATTGCGGGACGAGCGGGTAGACGCGGAATCGATGAAGTTGGAAAAGTTTGGTTATGTTGCAATTTGTTTGAATTACCACCATTGTATGAGTTACAGAATATGTTGAGCGGGAAACCACAAACACTAGTTTCTAAATTCAAAGTATCATATTCTATGTGTCTTAATATTGTTGCGTCAAAGGAAAGCGATATTCTGAGCTTTGCAAACAAAAGTATGATAAATAATGACATTGCTTCAGAAATAAATATTTATAATAAAACAATTGCGGATATGAGTTGTGTTGTTGCACAGAAAGAGATTGTTTACAGTAATATACGAACTAATAGCGATGTTATGATTGAATATATAAGTTATAAACAAAAGATTGGAACACAATCTAATAAGGAACGAAAGAAGTCGGCTAGAGAGATAAGCCGTATGGAGGATGTTAATCGGTTTATTAAAGATGATTACAAATTGTATTTAGAAATTTCAGATTATAAAAGAGATATTAAGAAACAAGAATTATTCAAGAGCAATGCCGAGTCATTTCTCAACACAAGTATTGAGAGAACTCTTAATCTTCTAACACACTATGATTTTATTAGTGAGGAGAAAAATATTACTCATTTGGGTAAAATAGCGAGCCAGTTTCAAGAAATACATCCACTTGTATTATCAATAATGATATACGAAACCAATTATTTTGAAGATTTAACACCAAAAGAGTTAGTTGGTATATTTTCTTGTTTCACAAGTATTAGGGTAGAAGATAGTATCAGAACATTAATACCTGCTACATCATCTGGAAAGGTTAATAAGTTATCAATTAAACTAGACAATTTGATGAACGAATACGCCGATTTAGAGCAACAATATAATATATATAGTGGCTCTAATTATGAAAGAAATTTTGATATACAAGAACATGTTATGAATTGGTGCGACGCCGAAGGGGACATTGCGTGTAAAGAAATAATATCCAATATACAAACTACTTCACAGACCCTCTTCATAGGTGATTTTATAAAGGCGATTCTTAAAATTAACAACATTGCGTCAGAGGTGGAAAGGGCCTCCGAAAGCATTAATCAAATACATTTAATAGAAAAAGTAAGAAAAATACCCGCATTAACACTTAAATATGTTGCAACAACACAATCACTATATATATAATACGACAACGACAGGACTCGAACCTGCGCGGGCAAAACCCAATGGTTTTCAAGACCATCTCCTTAACCACTCGGACACGTTATCTTTTTTTTAATATTTTTAACATAATAATTATATTAAATACCAAAGCTCATCTTTCTGAACGCCCCTCTCTTATTGCGTTCATTAATTATTTTCTGTTGTTGAGGAGTTAGTTTAATAGAAGGTTTTTTCTCCACAACTGGCTCAGGCTCAGGCTCAGGCTCAGGCTCAGGCTCGGGCTCAGGCTCAGGCTCGGGCTCAGGCTCGGGCTCAGGCTCTGGCTCGGGCTCAGGCTCAGGCTCTGGTTCAGGTTCCGGCTCGGGCTCTGGCTCAGGCTCTGGCTCAGGCTGAGGTTCGGGCTCTGGCTCTGGCTCAGGCTCAGGCTCAGGCTCTGGTTCAGGTTCCGGCTCGGGCTCTGGTTCAGGCTCAGGCTCAGGCTCAGGCTCTGGCTCAGGTTCGGGCTCAGGCTCTGGCACAGGCTCTGGTTCAGGTTCCGGCTCAGGCTCTGGTTCAGGTTCCGGCTCAGGCTCGGGCTCAGATTCAACATTTACCTCCTCTGGAATATTATCACTATCCGACATATGTAATATTACATTAGATTTTTTGTTTTCTAATATTCGGTAATACTGAATTAATATTTTTGGTTTCGGAAGAGGCGAATAATCAACTTCACTTACCATTCTTTACTATAGTATTAACTGAAGCCTTACTTTCTGTTTTAACGAAAACTCATCATTAAATATATGCATTGTAAAACGATGTTGTTCAAATATAGATAAACTACTTTCAGATTTAATATAACTCGTCAGCTTAATTTCAGGGATATATACCATATAATTGTCGTATTTACTGGAATAACTTACTACAAATCCGTTATATTCCTTGTTTTTATTAAGATCATTCAGACAATAGTATAGCATATTACAATCATTCTGTACACGTCTTATTGATTTCATTGATTGATTTAAATATTCAATACTAGATATCCACTTATTAATAAATACATTCGCATCGTTTGATAATTTAATACTATTATTACTATCTTGCAGTAACATTATATTTACCAAATCTACCATTCTCCGTATAGGAGAGGTTACTTGCGAATAATGTTCTACACCACAACCAATTAAATCATGTCTATTATCTCCAGAATATATTCCGTAATTAGCCTCTACATTTCTGTATATTTTTAGATAGTCCCTTAATATCTCTGGGGCAACATTGCGAGACACATCGCTAGGTTTTAAATTTACATTTCTAAATATTCCTATCTTATTCCCAGCCAAATAAGTTCCAACATTATGATTCATCATTATCATATAGAATGCTACTACATCGTGTGAGTCCCTAATATTATCAATATAGTTAGTCTTATCATTAAGTGCGCGAGAGATTAACAATAGAGTCCGATATATATCACTTTCGGCAAGTAGGTCCTCGTTATAAACATAATTCTTTTTAACATTTATTACACAATTAACATATTTAATATCGGTAATCTCTCCATGAGGTGAAATACATACATCCATTGCTACCACGGCTCTTCTCTGTCCTTCTAATAAACTACATATATTATCAGATAACTTACTTGGAAGCATTGGTTTTTTTTCAGACGGTAAGTAGATAGTAGAAACACGGTCACTAATATCTCCCCACAAACCGAGTCTCTCTATTACGGCGGATACATTTGATATATAAACACTTACTATGGAAACGCCTGATGTATTCGTGATTACACCTAGCGCGTCATCAAAATCTACGGAGCCTTCTGGATCAATGGTTATGATATCTCTGTCCTCGCGATTTTCCATATCTGAGGAATCAAAAACATCATTATCCCTATAATCCCATAAAGCAGTTGTAGTTTTCTTATTTAAAATTTGTATCGGGACATGTAGATTCTTACAGTAAAGCTGATAATCACAATATATATCTTTATTATTAACATCTCCAAGAGTATTAGTAATACTAGCCAACGGATGCTTATCATTCCATTCTCTGATTTCAAATAAAATAAACTTGTTAATCTTTGCCTTATTAAACTGCGATTTTTTTTTTCAAATACGGAATTAGAAATATAGGTAGTCGCCTATCATTCGGAACACACTTGTACAACATCTTCTCCTTATGTCTTCCATAGGTTTGTCCACTATAAACCAAGATTCCTGGTATCTTATTATCACTTCTGTATTTTGAAGTATACACTACATCATTCCCTTCAATCGTGTCACCAACCAACATTTTCTTTTCTATAGGATTTATTATTGTGGAATTAATAGTGATTGTTTCACTATAATTTCTATCGGATGGTTCGAATAGCATTACGATAATAATTTATATAATTTTAACTTTATACAAATATTCACATTAATGTATTTGTTATGAACTCTTGAATATATACACCATTATTAATATGAACATTACCATCGCTAAGTTCTTTATTTAAATAACCAAATTTGTCTGTATATTTGTTATAAATATCAAAAAAAATCCACTTATTTTCATTACATTTTTTTTTTAAGATTTTATTAAAGTATAATACATACTGTTTTCTATCTTCGTCACTACCTAAGTATGGATATTCCTTATTCTCATATGTATTATATTTTTGAACAGGAGGAACAACATTGTATATACAAATATGTTTAAATTTAAGTTTTGAATTTAGTATATTAATTTTAATTGCGTTTACATAATTATCAACTATCTCATCAATAATAATATTATAGCTCATCACCTGTGTAATATGTTTATGAATATGACACCTACAATCTATTTCACCAAATGCGAAAATAATAATGTCGTTATTTTTAATATCAAAATTACTAATATTACATTTTGTTAATATTTCTTTTCCAAATGTATAACATAATACCGCTCCTATATGATGCGATACAATATTTTCACAATGTTTCCAACCAGAAATTGAGTTAGAAGAATGGCTGTCACCTATTACATGAATCATTTATTAATTATTAATATAATACATTTAAATAGTTAATTGCTTCATAATAAAAATGTATTCTATTTTAATACCACAACGCGTTAATGATAAAATATTTACATCCGTAACAAAAGAGTTGATTTTTAAATGCCTTACTGTATATGAATATTCTAATATGTCTCGTATAGGCGGTAATACCAATCACAACGATGGTGGCTATGTCATATGTAGCGATTTTAATAACTATGATATTCTTATTTCAGCAGGCATTGGAGGCGATATAACCTTTGAGAAAGATGTAACAGAGCGGTATAATATTAAATGTATGGCGTATGACGGAGAATGTAATTCAGCATCCGATATATGTTCGTCTGAAGAATTAATAACACACATTCCTAAAAATATTAGCAATATTAATAGCGAAAAAACTACTAATCTGAAAGACAGCATTCAAATATATAAGAATATTTTCTTAAAAATGGATATTGAAGGAGGCGAATATGCATTCCTTGAAAACTTAACAAATAATGATTTTAAAAATATCTCCCAAATTGTTATAGAATTTCACTTTGTAGACATTATAACAAAATGGAAGATTCTTGAAAAAATAACAGAAACCCATTATCTTGTTCATTTTCACGCAAACAATAATAATCAGGTATTATATTGTTATGACGGGTTTTATGTTCCTGCCGTATTTGAATGTACATACATAAATAAAAATTTAGTAAATGGAGAACTACCATTAAATAAAATAGAACTACCAAATAATATGGATAAGCCAAATATAAAAGATAGAATAGACTATAATTTCAATTGTAAGCCATGGGTAAATAAATAGATTTTACAAATATATTTTTTATGAATATATTAATATGATTAACATTCGCAATAATCACATTAATGAATTTGGTGCGTTGGTTTTATTCGCCGCCTATTACTATGTATTTTCAATAGACACCAATAACGAATCTTATGTTAAATCGAAGTATTGGTTGGGATTGAATATAAAAAGCATCTATGCACTGATTCCGCTACAAATTATATCAGCGATCGGGTTTATTGTATGGATGATTAGCGTTCGGAATAATCCACCCAAAAAGGGATTATTAAGCTATAAGTTTTTAAATAATCCAATGTATGAAGTGTTGGTTTTATTACTAGTTATTGGAGCTATTATGTGGCCGCTAACACTGTTACAAAACAATATATTAGGAAACAAAACATTATTCAAAACGATAATATGTTGTTTTAGTTTATTAATTTGTTCGGTCGCAGGAATATTAATGCAGGCAGGGAGCTACGAAGGCAATATATCAGCGGCGGCAATAATAGGCATTACATTATTTAATTCTACGGTTGTTTTGGGTGACGGTATTGGATGGACTTCTAGACTGGTTCATCAAACTTTATATAATTAATCTATCTCTTCAATCTTTGGCTCATCTTCAGGAACTTCCGGAACATTAGGCATACCNCCCGCCATGTCGGGCATTCCAGGAGGCATCTCGGGCATTCCAGGAGGCATATTCTGCTTCATCATCTCGTCAAATATTGGCTTTGCGACCTCCTCCAACTCCTTGTATTTTGCATCATACTCCTCTGGGTCATCGTGAGTAATGTCCATCCATGTCTTCAGCTCGTCAATCTTAGATTGAACCGGCTCCTTTGAGTCATCAGGAACCTTCATTTTCTCGTCATTTAGCATACCCTCCGTTGAATAAACATAGGTCTCCAACTTGTTCTTAGCCTCCATCAATAGCAGAACCTTCGCGTCCTCGTCCTTGAACTTCTCCGCATCTGCTACCATCTTCTCAATATCCTCTGCGCTAAGTCGCCCAGTGTCGTTTGTAATCGTGATCTTCTCCTCTTTACCAGTTGACTTTTCAACCGCCGATACATTTAAGATTCCGTCAGCGTCCACATCAAACGTTACGTCTACCTGTGGCTGTCCTCGCGGCATTGGCGGAATTCCTTCAAGTGTGAACTTGCCTAGCGAGTTACAGTCTTGCGTTTTCGCGCGCTCACCCTCAAATACCTGAATAAGAACACCCGGTTGGTTATCGGCGTATGTGGAAAATGTCTGGCTCTTTTTTGTAGGAATAGACGAGTTGCGTTTAATAAGCGGAGTCATTACACCGCCTGCCGTCTCAAGACCGAGTGAAAGCGGCGCAACATCAAGCAATAGAACATCCTGTAGAGCATCAGATTTGTTATTTCCACTAAGGATTGCCGCCTGAACCGTCGCACCATATGCGACAGCCTCATCTGNATTGATTGATTTACATAACTCCTTACCACCAAAAAAGTCGCTCAGCATCTTTTGAACACGAGGAATTCGCGTGGAACCGCCAACCATAACAATTTCGTGTACCTGAGACTTTGACATTTTTGCGTCTCTAAGAACCTTCTCCACTGGCTCCATACACTTCTTGAAATAATCCATATTCATATCCTCAAATCTCGCTCGTGTAATAGTGGTATTAAAATCGGTTCCCTCAAAAAGAGAATCAATCTCAATATGAGCCTGCGTAGCGGAAGACAGCGTCCTTTTAGCCCGTTCGCATGCGCTCCGCAAACGACGCATAGAACGTGCATTGTCGGTAATATCGTGCTTACATTTACGCTTGAACTCCTGTGCAAAATGACTCACCATACGATTATCAAAATCTTCACCGCCAAGATGAGTATCTCCAGCAGTTGCTTTTACCTCAAAAATACCCTCTTCAATTGTGAGAAGCGACACATCAAATGTTCCACCACCAAGGTCAAAAATAAGAACATTCTTCTCGTCGTCCTCTTTCTTATCAAGACCATAAGCAATCGCAGCCGCCGTTGGCTCATTAATAATTCGCAACACATTCATTCCAGCAATCGCACCTGCATCCTTCGTGGCTTGACGCTGCGCATCATTAAAATATGCCGGTACGGTAATCACCGCATTTTTCACATCTTTGCCAATGTATGCTTCGGCAATCTCCTTCATCTTAATAAGAACCATTGACGAAATCTCCTCTGGAGTAAAACTCTTTAATTCCTCTTTATAAGTTACTTTGATAAGTGGTTTATCGTCTGAATCTGGTTCCACATTGAAAGGCCAGTGCTTCATATCCGATTTTACAGCCTCATCGGAAACCTTGCGACCAATCAGACGCTTCGCATCAAAAATAGTATTGGATGGATTTACAGATACCTGATTCTTGGCTGCGTCTCCAATAAGACGCTCTTTATCATTAAACGCAACATACGACGGAGTTGTGCGATTTCCCTGGTCATTTGCAATAATTTCCACACGATCGTTTTGCCAGATTCCTACACATGAATAAGTCGTTCCCAAATCAATTCCTATGGATGCTCCTTCTACACTCATAATAAGTTATACTAGAAGGTTTCTTTTATATTAATTAATTTATATATGTTTGCACAATATGACTACTCGCTTTATGAGTCAGAATCAATTGTCAAAGTTACGCTATCTTCGTATATTGAAAATGATATGGATTTTGACATATTTTTATTAAAATGGCTAGAACTATATAACAACAAAAAAACTTTCATATTTATATTTGATACTAGTGACGTTGGATATATTCCATTAAAATATAGTTTAAGAATGTCTATTTTTATAAAAAATCTTAAAAAACAAGATTTCCAATATCTACAAAAAAGCATTATTCTAGTCAACAGTAATATTGTAAAATATATGTTAGACTTTATATTTATGATTCAACCTCCTGTAGCACCCGTATACATTACTAATGACATTGAAGAGATTAGTGATATAATTAATAACAGAGAAACATCTGCAACGTGTATTTTACCAACTCAATCATAACTCTGATTATTACTTTATAATTTAATTTTATAAATATTATTTTATAATATTACTTTATAATGTATTATCCTATTAAATTAAAAAAAATTACAAAAAATTCTATAAATAATATTGATATTGATGAGGATTTACTAAACGAATTATTGCTTAAAAATATAATAGAATGTCCTTATTCTACCTTTCCATATATGACGGGGAAAAACTCAAAGGAATCCCAGGAGCTATATGGTTGTGGAAATTGCGTCGCAATGTCTATTAATCTGCAAAAAATGTTGAAAAAACACAATATAAAATCAAAATTGGTCCCCGCTACCATACCAAAAATGTATTATATGCCCGATTTTCTAGACATCAGCCATGTGGCTGTTCTAATTTTAAAAAATGATAAAGAGGGTTATTTAATTGACCCAGCATTTTATTTTTTAGAACCAATGAAAATAAATATAAACGACAGAGAGAACAACGTAATACCGTGGAAAAATGTATATAGAGGCGATGAGGAGGATCTTACATATAATATTCAACATTTAAATCATGATTTGAAATATAATGACTATCAAACAATACCCAAAAACACATACATGATTGAGACTTTCAGAACGAACGACCCATCAGACAAATGGAATTACTATCTTACCGAGATAACCAATCCTGATAATGCAATAACCTCTTTTAATTTAACAAGTAAAAAATTTCCATTTATGGCCTCGCTAGATGAACAATTAAATTTAAAATTATTTATTAAGTATATTGATAGAGACAATCTTAAAATTAAATACGATGGAAATGAAGTATATAATGGCAATTATGATAATATTCCCGATGATATAATGGAAACCATGAATCCACATTTAAGTAAACATTTCGGAAAATCATATAAAAAATCTATAAAATGTCCAGCTTCAGCTGATACTAAAATATACAGACTAACAGATCATAACAGAATATCTAAAAAAAAGAAACGTAATCCTTCTACAAAGAAAAAGAAGAAGCATTCAAAAAAGAAAAATAGAAGTGTTAAATTTAAAAGCAATGTTAGTTACATATAAACACAAGTATATAATAATTATATATGATTTATATAATTATTTGTCTTTCAATGCCTGTTGTAGTGTTAATTATAGTTGTAAGAGCTTTAACACCCGGTCATTTAATTAACAGGTAAATTATGGAATATGTAATTATGAAATATGTAATAGATAGTTACGACGAATCCATTGTTCTATGTTCTCTCTTTGTTTTTGTGGTGAGGATATAACACGATATGCCTCATATCCACTGATAATATTCGCTGAGTACAGATTGTCAATATAGCGAATATCTCTATTGGTATATACTGTTTGTGGTGTGGTTAACTCCCAATATAATTCTTTTTTTAAATGTTCATTATGCGGAATTGAACGAACTGTCTGATGTGGAATTGAACGAACTATCTGTCTCCACATTTACATTACTATCACTTATTATATTTAAATATGGAACTCTTTTAATATTTTGACTTTGCAATAATGTAAGCGTTAAATGTTGTGCTATGGATGTCATACTCATATACGTATGATATTTATAACTAGATACCATAGTTTTTTCACCATATTCAATACTATACCACCAATATGCCGGAATATATATAAGTTGACCTGCGTTCAATTCCACCTCCAAACATTTAAATTTGTCAAAATCGCACTGATATGTAGTAGATACATTCCAAGGATTAATTAAACTTCTAAATTCATAGTTATCGTAATCCTTTTCTTCGTGTAAAAATCTGCTATTTTTTGGCGGTGTCATTTTAATTCTGATATTTCCCTCAATTACATTAAAGTAATTTCTATAAGTAAGGTTATATCTGAATGGAGTAACAGAATTCACCGAACCAGTCATTAAGTCATACTCACATTTACATGTTAAGTATGGTCTCAACAAAGAATCTCCATATTTAAAAGTTTTCAATAAACCAGTCTCTTCTAAAAAATCTACATTTGTTTCGGTTATATATGTTGAGTTCTTATCAGAATCCATAACTTTATACATTTCATCCATTCGTAAAGGTATGTATAATTCTTCTTCGTCGGATACAACTCTGTTTATATCTCTTATTTTAAGGTCAAATGACGAATATTTCTCCATGAGTGAAATTCTATTACATTCTCCGTGAACTGAATCAACATAATTGAATATAACAGGTTGACGTAAACCGCATATTTCTTCTAATTCATCTTTATCCGGAGTTTCACTTTCATATACCTCTAGATCGTTGCTAGTTTTAAGATGGAAAAAAATATGTAAATAAAAAAATAATACTATTACAAATATCAACGTTTTTATTATAAATCTCATAGTTATTTTTAATAAATACTTTTATATTGGTATATTTACTCATCAATTTTGGGGGCCAAATAAAACACTACATAGCTATCTTCATCTAGTTTAAATCTTGTTTCCATTGGACGATTTTGATGAAATGCCATAACACAATGTTTATTTAATTTACCAAATAGACACATCATAGAGATATGGCGAAGATTATACGCTTGTTCAAGTTGATAATCTTCCTGAATAGCATATTCAATGAAATCCTCTAAATTAATATTCACTTTCATAGTTCCGTCTGCGCCAGATGCTAAAAACAGAACCTGTGCCTCTGTAAATGTTAGAACTAGTTTATCGTGAAATATTTGAAGTTGTGAGACTAATTCACATAATTGTTTGCTCTCCATAATAATATCCACCTCACTTTCTTCTGATGTAATTTCCAACATATCCTGATCAATATCCATCAATGGAATTTCAAAAAACTTATCCAGACCACTATTACTTCCTGTAAATGATACAAACAAATTATCTATGTTTTCGTCAATACTAATTTCAATCTCCTGTTTTTCTTCATATATTCCTAGAATTTTTTGAATGATCTGTGTACTCACCCCAAACGATGTTGTTTCATCATGTAAATTGTATTCGTAATTATCAAACCACTCTGTGTTTAGTTTGGCTTCAAAACAACTTGACTGACTAGAATCCATTCCCTGCATAAATATGCCCGTTTTACTAGTATTCAAAATCACATGTTCTGAAAATGCCTTTAAATTCTGAAACAATACATTAAACTGTGTGATGCGTTCCTTGTTATTCAATTGTAGCTTCATTGTATTAATTATAATAATACTTTTAATATTATAATCAATTTTATTAATATTCAAACTAAATCCCAGAGATCTCTATCGCACACGAGAGACACATAAAGGTTGTGTTGTCTAACTTTATACATGAATTATTTTGTATTGTATATCCACATGACTCGCATCTATTTCTAACTCTGAATATATTTTTCTTCTTTTTTTCTAAGTTTTTTTTCTTTCTCTCTCTCCGGTTTCTGATTTTTTCATCATCACTATCATATACATATATCAGTTCTGTTCTCTTAAACATAACAGCGTGTTCGGTCATATTATAATATAAATTTATTTTCTTATATCATATATTTAAAACTCCTCGCCACCAATTACATCATTATTATCTTCTACAGCATCTTCAGCCACATCTTCCAGTGGAACTTCAGAAGCATCTTCTACCGCATCTTCTACCGCATCTTCTGGAGTATTTTGGGATACTTGTATTTTTTTCTTAAGAAGCGCCAGTTCTAAACTAACTTCTATAGAGTGTGATTGAACCTTAAGTATAATATCCTTTAGTTCTTTGATTTGTTCATCGTATGTATTTACCTGTGAAATTGCGTCATTTATTCCCCTAATAGGTTTACCAACATCAATATTTAATTGTCGTTCCACGTTGTCTAGACGATCTACTATATTAGTATCTGATTCACTATCATCCGTTATGTTTAATGACTTATTAATTCTATCCTGGCGTTTATATAGCAAATCCAATTTATTATGATGCTGGCTGAGAATTTGTAATGGTGATAATGGAACTTGAGTAGGTTTACCAGGATTTCTAGGTTCAGATGAAGTAGATGATGATGGCTCACTCCCTCCTCGTCTACGTTTTGCTGCCGATAATGCTGCGCTTCCACTCATTGATAAATAGTAACATCTTCTTTCTAAATTATTTCCGCATCTCCATTGTTATTTTTGAATGGCTATTATAATTTACTAGATCAAAGTCATCAATAGTATAACCAGCAATATCATCGGGTTTTCTGTTAATATTAATTACAGGAAATTTATAGGGTTTTCTCTCCAGCTGCTCCTTTATACATTCAATATGGTCATCATATATATGACAATTCCCTAAATGATAATTAAATTCTGTTGCGTTTAATCCACATTGATGCGCAATTATATGGGTCAACATGCTATATGATGCAATATTAAATGGAACACCAAGTCCGACATCTCCACTGCGCTGATATAGACTACAAGCTAATTTATCACCAGGCAAAACATTAAACTGAACCAAAACATGACAAGGTGGTAACGCCATCTCTGGCAACTGACACGGATTCCAAGCAGACATAATTAATCTCCGCGAATATCTTTTCTCTGGATCCTTAAGACTCTCAATAATATACTTCAACTGGTCTACGCCTTCATTTTCATAATCATCCTTACAACTCTTATATTTAGCGTTAAAATGTCTCCATTGATGTCCATAAACAGGGCCAAGATCATCTTCATCTCTATCATTTAGCCCTATACTATCCAAATACTCACGAGAAGCGTTTCCATTCCATATTTTCACATTCTGTTCCTTTAGAACCCCATTGTCGGTAGAACCACTTACAAACCAAAGTAATTCCTTGATACACGTTTTCCACGCCACACTCTTACTAGTAAGTAGTGGGAGAGTATTGTTCTCTAGTGTAAAATGCATTGAACTTCCAAATACCGTTAACGCGTTACCATTTCGTCCATTCACCATAGTACCCTCACGTAATATATCGTCAATTAAATTAAGATATTGATTCTCTTCGTGGTAAAATGTTTCTCCGTCATACTTCCGCATTTTAAGATTATTAAGGGCGGTTTTCAACATAATACTAATATTAGTAATAATATTTTTAATTTCTTTTTATAAAACATATGGATAAGCTATCTGAAACTATAAAAGAGGCACCGAAAGATTCAACTACTTTTATTAATCATGTTCTAAATTTTGATGACGCAAATAAAGCTGAAATGTTTAATATGTTTCAATATGGATTATTAGCAATAATTCCTATACTAATAATATTAAAAGCAGTAAAGTATGCTATTCCAGAAGAAGACGATACAAAGGGAAGTTTAGAAATACTTTTGGAATCTACCGGTCAGATAATATTAATTCTTGGATTAATATGGTTCTCTGATAAGATAATTAGGTATATACCTACATACAGTGGAAGCGACTATCATAAATTCTACCCCACAAACTACCTTCTACCTTTCATTTTAATTTTAGCAACAATGCAGACTAAATTCGGAGCAAAGCTAAATATTCTTCAAGAGAGAATGATGGATTTGTGGAACGGAACCTCATCTGCCGACGCGGAAGCAGCAAATGTTAAAGTCAAACAACCCATCGCAAATCAGCACCAACCAAGTCAGGCCGATCATTTAGGCTCGAATAATATTCTCCCTAATGACCGCTCTTTAACCACAATGCCGCAACAACAACCACAGCAAGAAAATGTGAATTTTAACAATATGTATGCTGATACTCAAACCCCTTTAGAAAACGCGAACATTCCTACTATGGAGCCAATGGCCGCAAATGATATGGGTGGTGGTGGCTTTTCAAGTTGGTAAATATGATAATAAATTAATTTAAATAACATTTTACATCTAAGTATATGAAGCCCTTTTTTAAAAGTTTTATTTTAATTTCTACATTATTGTCAACCTCGGCAGATAAAAAGTATAATGTTTACTATTCGGCGGTGGCTCCGAAATCATATATCTGTCTCTGTGTTCCAGCTTATCTAGTAAAACGGGTTTCGCATAGCAATATTACTGACTGGGACGGCGAATGTAGCAATAATCAAGTATGTTTCTGGAATTCAGAAGAGGTTCTAGTTAAACATTGGTATTCACCTATTAATTAAACTGATATATAATATGAAGATTCACTTGTTTTTCATATTATTACAAATTCATCTAGTCTCTGCTTTTATTTCCTCAGTTTCCTTCAGAAATGTAAAGCAATTCTCAAATAATAATAAAGATAATAAAATCATTACCATCTCTCCAGCTGGTCTTGGTGGATTTTATTTACTAGGAATAATTACTTATATTAAGGAACATTACGACACCGATGATTATACCATCTTGGGAGCATCTGCTGGCGCATGGGCATCGCTCCCTATGGTTTATAATGAAGATATAGACATTCTTGTAAATGATATATTAACTAATTTCAATGACCCCTATTTAAATCTATCAGAAGAAGACCTAAGTATTTCTCACTCACTATTTAATCTACAATATACAATGAAACACATCCTGCTTTCGGGATATGATGAAAGTAACTTTGATTTACATCGGATTAATATCGCTACTAATGTTTTAAGTAAAAAAGGTATTAATTTGGCTGTTATAGGAGATATTAAATCATTGCGCGTTGCAATTTCAACGTGTTTTGCTAGCTCACATATTCCATACATAACGGGGGATGGGTTGTTTGGAGTTGACGATTATTATTTTTTTGATGGAGGGTTATGTACGTTTCCACCACAAAATCTTAATACGTATTTAAATATTTCACCTGATATGTGGGGGTATCAAATAAAAGATATATTCAATATAAAAAAGTATGATAATGATGCATTATTAGGACTGTATTATAAAGGTTACCACGATACAGAGAATAATAAACATATTCTAGACGAATACCTAATATAATTCTAATTCTTCATACAATTATTTTTTTCAATATAAGCTATATAATTCTTTGATATAAATATTGGAATAGCTATAAAATATACCATAATACCTATAAAAATCAAAGTATTGTTAATATGTTTTAAAACAACTTCGTAATTATCCATTGTAAATCTTACTATATAAAGTAAGATTTACTTCAATTCAATTTTAAAAACTATTCGCCTGTGATTTCCTTATGAACTAACGTCTGTTTCGCAATACTCTTAATAATTTTATTCTCGTTTGGAGTGCCATTAACATCAGACATCACAGATCGCACTAATTTAATATAATCGTCCTTACCCGTTTCGCTCGTTGCCCAAGATGGATTATTTGTCTCCCACTCTGCGATTGCCTTCCGTTGTTTATTTGCTACATCGTTTATAGCATCCTTTAATTTGTGATTACCACAATCTCTCTCCCACTCGTTATTGTCCTTAATGTATAATGTCTCCCTCTTAATATCCGTACAATGTATCGGTCTTTTATATGTATCTAATTGTTTTAACCCATTTACAAATATGGAGCTTACACCCTCTATCAAACCATTATCTTTCGTGAAATGTAAATCTTCTATCTGAATAGGAAGAGAATTAATAAAATCAGTCATATTTATAGCATCTCTACAATTATCATTAAGAAACAAGTTAATGTTAAATTTATTATTGTTGTTGTTTCCAAGGTGTGGAATCATATCTTGAATAATTTTATTTTGTTGTTTTAATTGGTCTAATAATTCATCTTTCATTTTAGTGTCTTTATCGAAATCATTCATCATATTCTGCATGAACGATGTCAATTTATCATTTTGAAATGTCTGAAAATTCACTGGTGTGGAGTTTTTAGTTTCGCTAGGAAAACATTTTTTTTTATGTCGCCATAGCCCAGACCGCTGCTTATATGATTTACAACATATATCACAAATAAATAATTCTGTGGTTTTTTGAGGCGTTGCCTGGCGTTGCCGATTATGCTTTTGGGTTGAGCAGTGTTGGTCCCATAGATATTTCTTTGAGCATCTATAGTCACATTTTTTACAGTAAAATTCAGGAGCATATTTTTTCATATTTTTCGTTGCCATATATGCTTTATATAGGCAACCGAAAAATATGCTTAAGTTTTTTTAAAAATAATTCAAAAAAAAACTATAGTAACAAATGAAGAGTTAAATATTTGATAGACAAAGCATTATGCTGTAAAACCATTTTTCAAAAAAAAATTTTTTTTTTTTTCAATTCTCATTTACAAAATCTGAAATTGGACATTTATAAATGTCCATTTTCGGAAAATCCATTTGAGAATTGAAAAAAAAAAAAATTTTTATTTTTTAATTAAAAACACAAAAAAATCATAAAATATATATTTCATACACATACAAGTTTAAAAATTAACATAAATAAGTTAAAATATTATTTATAGTGTTATAATAATGGTTGAAGGCTTAGATATCGATTTATTGATGAAATCACTTGAACGCGAGGAAAATGATTGCCTTATGAATTTAGATACAGCAAAAATACAGCAAATAAAAAACGACATGCTTCAAAAACTACAATTACCTAGAGAGAAATTGAAGAAAATGAATAAGGTATTAAAACAATACAGATTTATAGATGAGATACCGGATATTAAATATGGTGCTTATGTAAGATGGATAAATCTTACTGATAAAGAATTAAAATTAACAACAGGAGGATTAATTTGTGACATTAAAATAGTTAAGGACGATGTTATGATTGTGTGTAGAAATACTATGGGGCGCTTTTTCCAATTCAAATTAAACGAATGTTTAGCCTTTCAGAAAATAACAGACCAAGAGAAGGTTCTTATTTCAGCCCTAGATTATTTAAACGCGTAAGTTTTTTGATTAACGTTTCTTACGCGTTTTGTTTATTTTTCTTCTTTTCTTTGAAGTGCGTATTTTATACTTTGCTAAATTTTTATTGGTTCCTTTTTTCGGTATAAAACGTGACCCCTTTTTACAACGAAATCCAAAACTTTTAATGTGTTTCTGATGCAACACGCTTTTTTTACATACAGCAATTGCATTCTGTTCTTTTTTAACTAGAGGAGTTATTTTTTTTATGCATTTACATAACTTGTTTGCTAATATATCTTCAGCTGCTAATTTTATCTTTTTTTTACCCATATTTGACACATCAATTTTATAAAATTTCATAATATTTAAATAATCGGTGTGTGATAAAGACATCACTATTATATATATAATTTTATATAAATAATAGCGGTGATAAATAATAGTATATATATATTATATATTCTGTCTTTTATGTCTATAATTAACAGACCACATAATATTGTAGTATTTGATCTTGACGAGACTATTGGAAATTTTACAGAACTTAGTGTATTTTGGGAAGCATTAAATAAATATAATTCAAAACCCTTATCACAAGAAGATTTTATAACGTTATTAGAGACATTTCCAGATTTCTTAAGACCAAATATCCATAATATATTAAAATATCTCATCAAACAAAAACGAAATAATAAATGTGATAATATCATGATATACACTAATAATCAAGGTAATAAAAAATGGATTACAATGATAACAAAATATTTTGATTACAAATTAAAAGAACAAACATTTGATAAAATCATAGCTGCCTTTAAGGTAAAAGGTAAACAAATAGAATTATGTAGAACTTCCCACGATAAAAGCGTGAGTGATTTATTTCGCTGTACAAAGATACCCGAAAATACGCAAATATGTTTCATAGATGATCAACTCCATCCTTTAATGAAACACGATAATGTTTATTATATAAACGTAAAACCTTATAAATTTTCACTGGATTATGATACAATGGCAGATATATATTTTACTAAAAATATAAAAACAAATGATAAAAGTGATTTTGTTGAATTTATAACAAATTATATGAATAAAAGTGGATTTTTAATTGAGAAAAAGGACGATATTGAACATATGGTAGATAAAACAATAAGCAAGAAATTATTAATTCATCTTAAAGATTTTTTCGGAAATAATAAAGGCACTAAACGCATAAAACGTAAAAGAAAAAATAAAACAGCAAAATTATAAAGTATATATATCTACTTTATCGGTAATATATTTTGAAATAATGTCNATAATTGATGTTGAAAGAAATAAAAATATACCAGAAGCAAAAGCTATTTTCCTGTCAAATAAAGCATCTGATTTTGATATTTTACTATTGTCAATATANGGATTAAATCTAACTATTAGAAAAATACATACATAGTANCGCAGAAATATTTGTAAATTTGAACTGTATAATGGAGCTATTTCGGCCACACCAGTTAATGTTAACGCAAATAATAAAAAAGACAGATAAATACTATATAGATATATTTGTTGATACCATTTATAACTAGAAATCATATTATATTCACCATATATAATATTATTTTCTACGATGTTCATTGTAATTATGAATTGCTAATTTAACTGAGTCCTCTGCTAGCATAGAACAATGTAATTTAACTGGTGGCAATTTTAAATAATTAGCAATATCAGAATTCTTAATATTTTTAGCATCTGATATATGTTTTCCAATGATATACTCGGTTGTATATGAACTTGACGCAATTGCTGAACCACATCCAAATGTTTTAAATTTTGCATCGGTTATATATTCATTCTCGTCAACTTTAATTTGTAATTTCATTACGTCACCACAAGCAGGAGCACCTACTATGGCTGTTGCTATACGCTCTTCTGTAGAATCAAACGAACCAACATTTCTAGGATTTTCGTAGTGATCAATAATTCTACTGTGATAATTCTTCANATTATTTAAATTCAATCTATAAATACGTCTTGTATACTGAGAAAACATATATAAATAATCGTATATAAAATTACCATGTGTTCCTTTGTGATTTCATATTTCCATATAGGCATATTAATAATAATACTTATNGGTATACATAGNGTAAGTGNGAATATTAATGGGTGTAATTTATAATTATTCGGTTTATAAAANATAACTAATANAAAAAATAATAAATGNCCTATAATTATCAATAATTTTTCTATTTGNCTTCTTTTTTGTAATAGAACTTCAATAATACCTATTATTGAAATGGGTAACATATGTAAAATTATTAGTTTTCTAATATTATTAAACTGAATATATAATATCATTAATAATGGAATTACATATGTAGAAATATAGAAAAAAGAGTTTTTAAACATCTATATTATATAGCAATTTTAAATTAAATTGATAGCTTAATTTTACATTAATTTATAATACACTTGGTATGTTAAGACTATTATTTTGTGTAAAACGTAATTATACTAATAAACCAATTCCTACAGATATAGTTCCCAAGGATATAAAAAGGTTTGTTCCTGATATAAAAGAGGGGCGCGTAATTAAATGCTATGATGGAGATACTATTACTGTTGCAGCATATCTGCCGTTTAAAGAGAGCGAATTATACAAGTTTTCCATTAGAATTAATGATATTGATTGTCCTGAAATAAAAAGCAAATTAGAATCCGAAAAACTATGCGCTTTATTAGCAAAAACCGCAATTGAAACAAAAATATTAAACCAAATGATTAATATAGAAAATGTTAAAACTGAAAAATATGGAAGAATATTGGCGGATATTTATTTGAAAAATGAACCGAATATTTCAATCGGAAAATGGTTAGTTGACCAGAAATTGGCTGTTAAATATGATGGTAAGAAAAAACAGGCACCTATAGACTGGTTGGTATATTACAATTCATAGATTACAATTCATAGATTACAATTCGTATATTAATATAATTTGTAATACCTCCTATTTTTTGTATATATCAAGCGTACGTGCACTACAATCGTCGGCATCCACATATTTCGGCATCCAAAAATAAGGAATACAATTCGCTGTATTAGGGTAACATTCCTCGTAAATCTTACGATAGTATATTTGCTCTTTGGTTCTAGGTGTATTATGCGTCCATTTTGATTCAACCTCTAATTCCATATTTTCCACTTTATTTTTAATAATCTCAAACCACGAACCAGATTCACCTGATACACCGTCACTAAATGCCTCTTTTGTTCTCCAAATAATATCGGTTGGAATCAAATCGGGATATACATGGGTGACGGCTTCTCTCAACAATTGTTTTTCNCACATACTATTTGGAACATTTGATATATTAGACGTTAGCGGATTNCGAAGATTAATTGGTAAACTGAGATAATAATTAACAAAAGTTCTATCTAGGAATGGGGTTCTTGGCTCTAAACCGTGTCTAGATATACATCTATCAGAGCGAAGAACATCAAACATATGTATATTTTCTAATAAATTCCGACACTCTCCGTCAAATTCAATAGAAGATGGCGATTCAAGGAAATACAAATATCCACCGGTTACTTCATCGCTTCCATCACCATTAAATACCACCTTTGCATCTGTCTCACGAGCTATATATTTTCCAATCAAATAATTCCCCACACTTGCTCTTACTGTTGTCGTATCGTAACTTTCTATATTTTCTATGACTTCCGGAATAGCATCAAAAAACTCTTCGCTAGTCACGATGATTTCCGTATGCGTTGTGTTTAGATGTTCGGCAACCTGTTTGGCCCGAATCAAATCTTCGGAACCTTTCATTCCAATACTGAATGTTCTCAACTCGCCTTCGTAGTGTTTCTTAACAAAAGCAGTAATTAGACTACTGTCTAGTCCACCCGATAGCAAACATACAATAGGTCGCTCACACGTATCTAATACACGCTTAATTACCGCTTGTTCTAGATGAAAAACAATATTGTTAAATATATTCACTAGATCATTATGATAATTAAAATTAATCATTGTGGCAGGAAAATTAGAGGATATATATCGCTTATTTTGTAAAATTGGTTTCCATTCAGCATTGACCTTGAACTCTATAGAGTATTCCGAATATGTTCCTGGAGAGAATGGTTTAATTGTGTATGGTCGCAAAACAGAATAATTCGTTTTAGATATATTATGTAGTTCATTATATGAATTATTCCATACCAAAGGCGTTCCGTCACATAAAAATGGATGCAGTGCCTTCATTTCAGAAGCAAAACCTATAATATTTTCACGTGTTATATTCTTATTATTAATATGATTAACGATATTATCATTCATGCTATCTCGCTCAAATACAAAAAGAGGCCTTACACCAAAAGGGTCTCTCGCAACAAATACTTTAGGATCATCTCGTATGTTGCGATTATCATATAATACAAATGAAAACACTCCGTCCAATAGGCGCAATGTTTGCCGAATACCAAATAAAATATACAAATGAATGATTATTTCACAGTCAGAATCGGTTTGCGAACTAATATTATAATCATTGTATAGTTGTGAATATAAAACCGTGTAATTATATATTTCGCCATTGCATATAAGTGTAACTCCATTAATAACTATTGGTTGGTTTGAACCTTCATTTAACCCATTAATGGCGAGCCGTTTGAACCCTAGATACAATTTATCACTGTGATATATTTCTTTAGAATCTTCGGGACCTCGCGAATCTAATTTATCAAAGGCAACTTTAATTAAATCTTTTTTAAAGGTTGTCTTATTATTCAAAAGTGCTATTATCCCGCACATTTATTTAGTATATAGTGTTCTTTTTATATATATAAATAAATCTCTAATGATATTATATTATGCAAAAATATCCAATTGTTATAAAACAGATAGAACGTGTAGAAGATTTAAATAATCGCATATACAATAGAAATATTCCATCTGCCGAAATCCAACCGTGTATTAATACACGACCTGTTTCCACAAAATATTCGGTAATGCCTATTATGGATATCAGAACTGAACCTGCCGTAAAGTTAAATAAGTCTGTTCCTTACAACACCCGCGAAACTTTCAATCCTGGTTCAGCAAGAGGACCATGGAGTGGATTTTCGGCAAATATCAATCATGAATCTACCTTAAGAAACCAATATTTCGCAATCCAGAATTGTGAAAAGTCTGTATATGTTCCTTCTTCTACTAGCGACTTATATCATGTAAATGTCGGAGGACGTAATGAATCACAACCTTTTACTGACTTATTTAGTAAACCAGATTTAGGTTCCTTTAATCCAAACACTTTTAATGTTGGAAGAAATTTATTTGCGAATAATACAAGACAGCAAATAAAAGATGTTTAAATAATAATATTTTTTTAAGTATAATTATTTAATGAATACTAGTAACAATAATACATTAAATGATAATTCATTAAACAATGATATTGTTAATAGAGATATCCTCAAATATTTTTCAAACCCTTCCTATCAAACTAATAAAGATAATAATGTTCCCATAATAAATCCCGAAGATAAGAAATTCTATAGAAAACGCGTGTTAGCTATGGCAAAAGAAATATATGCTGGAACTAATTATGACGAGAATATTAATAAAGCATTTGATAACTTTATCTCTTTAGCAATTAATCATTGTAAAATAATAGATATGCGTGACATTCTTCAAGCGGATTACCCACCAAACACTTATAAACCCAATTCACAAATTAGTGATGATTTTGATATAAACGATACAAACACTGGTGTAATGCGAAAAAATAAACCGTCTAATAAACCATTGGACGGATTTGTAAAAATTACAACAAAGACAGAGAATAAGTTCATACCAACACAGAGAAAGGTTGACTTGAAACAAGATAAATTAAAGACCAAGGGAATTAAAAAAAAGAAGAAAGATAAAAATATGTGATTAATTTAATATGGTAAGAAATAAAAATGATACCAAAAAATCAACGCGTCGCAATTCTAAAATACATACGAAGGGTCATAAAGTGAAAAATAAAACCGAGAAATTTAATCGTGTTACTTGCGGTCCATCAAGTAAGAATGAGTTTACGTGTTATGATAGCAAATCACTAACTAACATGAAGAATCAGTGGAATAATAGACATCGCGATGATAAAATATTATCAAACGACACCCGCGAAATCTGGAATGAATTGAAAGAAAAGATGTCCAGTGTATGTAACAACGAGCAATGTTGGTTAAAACAAAAATTTATGGAAAATAATCTATCAACCGACCTTACTACCTATACATTTGCTCCAAAAGCACCAAAAAAATGGATTGAGAATCCAAACGAATGGCTGAACAGCACAGATATTACNAGAGTAATGAAACAATATGAAAAAGAATATGATGATTTCGAATTCATAGGTCCATCACCTATAGATTTTGATAGCAAGGACGGGAACAGTTGTGTATGGCCTGAAATATGTAAATTCAATTTAGCGAATATNATACGTAAAGATAAAAAGAAAATAGGGTTCATTTTCAATCTGGATCCTCACTATAAAGGCGGTTCGCATTGGCTAACAATGTTCCTTGATATTAAAGGAAAATATTTATTATTTTTTAACAGTACAGGAGACGGACCTGGCAAAGAAACATCAGCATTAATAGAGAGAATAATGTCACAAGCAAATGATATTGGTCTTAAATTAGAGAAACACATCAATACTAAGAATCATCAAAGAGAGAATACAGAATGTGGTATATATTGTCTTTATTGTATTAGCGAATTATTATCCGGTAATAAAGGCCCCGAACATTTTCTTACTAAGAGAATTAGCGATGATGATATGGAGGCACTGAGATATAAATTCTTTAGTAATCCCGAACTTGAGGAAGATACTTAACATAATGATATTACTTAACATAATGATATTTAGATTTCCTTATTGTAAAGAAATGTAAATAGTAATTTAAGAATATAACTTCACTAATAATATGGCTGGATTTTCTGAAAATTCAAATAAAAGTATGATATGGGATATGTTGGTTGAAAACGGAACGTTTAATAAATTAACAAAGGAACAAAAACCAGAGATTACGGCGAGATTTGATAAGATTGTGCAAGAAATTAATTCATCTGAACCAAATGAGACATTGATTAATAAAAATAAAAGTCTAATATTGAAAATTACCGAAGTAGCGAATACAATATTTAATTCTTCGCAAACAACGAAACNCGTTCCAATAACATCATCTGAAATAATGAATATTAGACAAGAACAATTCACAGATAGCCTTAAAAGCAAACAGAACGAATTTGATACATTCATGAAACGTGAAACACCAACAGATATTGATTTCTCCGACAAGTTAGACGAGCCCATAGGAAATCTAGATTCTATGATGTCTCAGGCAATGGCTACGCGTGAAATAGATATGAATACGAATTTTCCGCCGCCGCCTCCGCCTCCTAAAAACAGTCCAAAGTCAACATCAAATAAATTTGTAACCAATTTGGTGATAGGTGAACCGCTGGATATATCGTCGGACCCTATTAAAATAGAAACCCAAGAATCAATTCAGTTTAAAACAATAATAGAACAATTGACCGCAATTCAAGATAGACAAGCCGAAATAATGAATAAACTTACGGATTTAAATACAGACGTTTCATTTAAAGATTCAAAATAAAGGATAATTTATTTATAATTTATTTATAATTTATTTATAATTTATTTATAATTAATTGTTTAGCTTTACAAAACACATATGTTTTAATCATTTCGTGAGGTGTAAGAAAACTATCACATAGCTCCTCTTTAAATTCACACATCCAATGGTTATTTACAATACGATGAATATCACTCACACCCTTACAGAATTCTAGACACCCTTTTTTGTTAAACCATGATATAGCCAGTTTATCTCCAATACTATTTTCCTCGTAAAAATAACTAAATAGTAGTTTATCAATATCCACTTCGTTTTTAAAATCATATTTTACATTTTCATTTTTTAAATTTTGTAAAATTTCATTTATTTCAATCTCAAGATACGAAACATTCTCTAGTTTAATTACCTCTGCCATTTTAAATATGATAGTAATATATATTTACATAAATTTAGAATCTAATTTAAAATGTTTAATAACGGTATAGAATATTGCACTTGCTATGAACCAAACACCAGTCGCTTTAATAATTGGAATTGCTATACCATCGTGATTATCAAAGTAATAACTCATAAATCCACTACTAATAAATAACAAAATCAACGCATATGTTGTACTTATAGTAAATTTAGCAATAAATTTATTACTTTTACCAGTCTCTTTCATAAAATATATGGTTGGAATTAATGATATCGGAAACGACCACCATATAGCACCTAAAAGAGGATCCATATATGTTCCTATATAACTAATGCTAGCTGTAATAAGTCCTCCCAGTATAAAATTTTGAAATAGTTCATATAACAATGACGTCATTATATATATATAATAGGATTATTAATATTCATATTATATATTGGTATCTACTCCACTAATTTTTCAAATATAAATGTTGTTTTGTTTCCTTCTTTTCTCTCTACTAGAACACCAACCTGAATGGGGACACCCTCCTTATAACTATCTAAATCGTATACTTTATTATTTTCTGGGTTAACAGCATAGGTTATTCCATCACTGGCTTTCCACGTTTTCGCTTTCAAAATTTTAGTGGTTTTATTTTGCTCCGCTAGTGTATCGGTTTCTTCCTGTTCTATTCCTGGTACATACGCAAATTTATTTGATTCTACCTGTCCAAACGTAAAGCATTGTAATTGCTCCGCATCATCCTTACCCGAATGAATAATACAGTCAATAGATGCTTCTTTTACAGCTTTTAATAATTTATTTGTTAGTTCCTTTTTCATATTGGAAATTTCAAACAATGCCTCATCGCTAGTCAATACCTTTTGTTTGTCTATGCGACTTTTATCTTTTATTCTCAATTCTACCGCCTCGTCGTTTTCTATTTGTTCCTTTGTAAATTCCATCAAATATACGAATACTTTCACGGTATTTAAACTATCGTCAATTGCTTGTAATGCTTGATGACTACAAATACGTCTTGCTCTACCGATTACCTGTTGTATACGAACGGGATGCCAATACGGCTCTGTTACATGAACATATCTTACGTTTTTAAGTGAGATTCCTTCTGCACCAGAGGCAGTAATCATAAGAACCTTTATTATTTCACCCATAATATTTGTAGCGGATATAGAGGTGATCTCCTTAGCTAACTGAGCCGGCAGGAACTCCCAGTCGCCATTAAAAACATTACGAATAATCTCCTTTTCTTCGGGTGTTTCTGTTCCGGTATAGAGAGCAAACATTTTCTTACCCTTATCTTCTGGAGCAATATCCAGTTTCCAGGTTCCAGAGACGTTTTTAATTTTAAATTGAACGAAACCATCCGTCTCTAAAACCAATTTGAATATACCAATTCCTTCAAGTGTTCTAAACTGTGTATAAATTAAATGCAATCCTTTAAACTTTTCCTCATCGCGTATATTTTCAAGCATATTAAGAAACTTAGGACTATACATTTCTAGAGCATCTGGAGTTAGGTATTTGTCTCTATCTTTAGAAAGCTTGGTTAGCGCTCCGTCTATTCTTTCCTGATACGAGCCATAATCATCAGAACTTTCTATCTCGTCCACTTCATCCCCTCTCTCCTGTTTTTCTTTTTTAGTAACCGCATCAATTGCATCCTCACTTGAGTTCTCTTTCATAATCGCCGACTCCAAATCATTGACATTGTCTGGTAAAGGTCTTGTTATATGCGGTCTAGGAAATACAAAATTACAGAATGCTCGAGAGAAAATGCGGTAGGTAGAAGAAGACTCTTCAAATAGTCCAGACGAAATTTGTTTCTTTTGCTTTTTAGCATTATTAGATTCAGTCTTTCTCTCGCTTGCACGAGCTTCNTCATATATTGTAAATTGGAAATCACTCATAGGTATCTTTACCACAATTAAGTCAATCGCTTCGTTATATCTAGGCATGAGACTTTCCATATCTCTAAAATAAGAGGTTAATCCAAGAATACGGCGTTTAAACAAATTCATATTTTTAACATCGTTAGTCGTCTCGTCAACAAACTCCTTTTTAAATTCGTCCAGTGTGTCGGGAAGTGCCTTATATGAGTCATGTTTTATATCGCTTGGTTTTACCTTGAACCCTTTTTTAGATAAAAGACCAGTTATTTTTGTAATGAACTCCTCGTCAGTCAATTCACCTCGCTCACCCATATGAACACCTTTATAATCCTCCTTCTGAACTTTATTTACAAATCCAAAGGGATTCCGTGTTATAATAAGTGTCGTAGAGGTTGGTTTATAATCTATGTAGTCCAACATATTTCCTCCGTATGTTTTGCTATTAAATATTTGCTCAAAGAATTTTTTATCTACCCTTTTATCGTTTTTAATATTCAGTTTGAAAGACCACGATTTTATTTTACCACGCAATATATTGAATAGAATGGCTATCTCATTTGGCTTATTAATGATGGGTGTTCCGGTGAGAAGCACCATCTTTGCGTTATGCGCATTCATTAAGTATTCATACATTTTGCCCGAGAGCGTATCTGCCCGACCCATTTTATTCACAATTCTACCTATAAAATTATGGGCCTCGTCTATAATTACAACGGCATTATCAAATGGATTAATAGTATAGTTATTAGTCATTTTACGCAATGAATCATTTCGCAATCCATTATAATTAATAAACTTATATTTTGAATTAATCATTTGATTTAGTTGTTTATCCAGGCTTGATTTTTGCGATGAATCTAACGAATCAAAATTTGACGACTTTGTAACGTTCATTAGCCATGCTCCCTTCTGTTTATTTATAAAATCCACGGATAGAGATAGTGCCTGAGACAACGAGTCTACAATTTCCTTCTGTTTGTCGCCTAGATTATTGGTTGATACGAACTCCCAGAACTGATTCTTTTTATACATATCATCGCCACATTTCTTCAACTCCTCCTTGTAATTCATACTAAGGGATGCGGGTGTCATTATGATAATCTGTTTGCTTGTTTTCAGTCCCTCGGCAATGGCAATGGACGAACAAGTCTTACCTGACCCGAGACCGTGGAATAATAGCACGCCTCTATAAGGGGTGTATTGAGATATGTAATCCCGCACCAATTTCTGGTGTGACATCAGTTTAAATCCGTCACCGTCTGTCTTTTCACAAGACGCGTTTTTCTTGTCTCTCGCAATATCCAACTTATATTTATTGAAAATACCTGTTACAAAATTAACAAATATTTGACGATTGTTAAGGTAATACGCAGAGGCCTTTATCTTGTTAACTTGTGCTTTCGGTCCGATTCTATTTGCTAATGTCTCGTTATTTATTTCAACCATCGTAATTGGCCCCACATCTGCAATCCCCTGTGGCGGTTTCGTCTTTCGCATAATCGGTTTTGGTGCGACTGTCGGATCATCGCTGTTTAATTTAATCTTTACTTTAAGTTTTTTAATTTTAGATGGTTTAGCAACTGATGCCTTTACATCATCAGGAGGTCCAGCATCAGGAGGTCCAGCATCGTCTTCCTCTACAATAGCACTGGGTATAGGAGAGGGTTTTATAGCGCGTTTCATATATATACGTCTATTTCCTTTGATGTTTTTAAGAAAATCCTCCCTATCAACGTCGCTTTTATTAGTATTGTCGATAACAGTTGTATTAACACTGACATTTATTTTTGTTCTAGGTATGTTAACTAACACTGCTTCTTGAGCCTTCGGTGTTTTCTTAACCTTTAATTTTTCTAAAATTTCATTTTGCATCTATGAAATTAGTAGATATAAAAGTTTTGCCTAATCAATAATATTCAATGCTTTTTGACAAGCAATTTGTTCAGCTTTTTTTTTAATTTTATGAGTTGCGCTGGATAGAAATATGAATATAGGATCATTATTCTCCAATAATTCTGTTATTTTATAGAATGACCCAAATACCGAAAAGTCAACAGCGTCTTCAATGTTTACTGAATGAATCTCCTGATTCAGACAAATATAGACTCCCATTTCATAACCACTATCAATATCGTGTGAAATTTCAAGATAGTCGGGTGTTGTCTTAAATTCTTTTTGGATTTTAACCTGTAGAATGTTTTTGTAGTTGTCATCGGTACTGACCAGTTTGACGAAATCTACATGTTTGTCAAATATACTCTCTACGAATATCTGCGACATTTGAAATCCTGGTCCACAATGAAATATATTCTTGAACCACCCATCATCGTCATTCACTTCTATTTTATTAAAATCAAGAAATAATGCTCCCAGAAAAGCCTCAAATAGACATCCTAGTTTTTTAAGATTTGTTCGCGTCTTCTTTTCTTCTGCATGGCGAGACATAATTAGCCATTTATTAAGTTTCATTTCGTATGCTAAACGACCAATATGCTCGTTCTTTACCAGAGCGATTTTCTTTTCGGTCATGAAGCCTTCATCCGCTTTTGGAAACCGCCTATACAAATTGTATTTTGTAATCAACTCTAGAACACCATCACCAATAAATTCGAGTCGTTCATTTGATTTCGTTTTAAGCGCCATACAGTCAGCTGGTTTATCAACAATTGTAATATTCGCCTCTGTATTCTCAATAACAGGTCTCTTGGTATATGATTTGTGTATGAATGCGCGTTTATAGAGTTCCAGATTATTTACTTTCGCTGTAATTCCATATGTTTTTAGAATAGATTGAACTTCGTTCAATGTAATCTCTCTGTTTTCAGGATTAAATGGGTCAAATACTAATGCCCCATCCTCTGTAACGACGTCTCCATCATTAGTTATGCTTTTAATTTCATCCATTGTCGTCATTACACTATACACCATATATACTTTTAAACCATATTCATAACATTGAATATAAGACATAATAAGGGAACAAATTCAAACATATAAGTTTTATAAAGTAATTTAAATAAATTATAGTAACGTAATTGAATGCTAATTAAAATAGATATTCGCGAGTCTTCTTTATATGAGAAGTGTAATAATATGCTGTGTAATTTCAACAATATTAAATTGGAATTACAACCGCTTCACATTGGAGATATTATAATCTGCACTGATGATGGAGAAGAGTTAGTATTGATAGAGAGAAAAACTCTTAACGACCTAGCATCAAGTATTAAGGATGGTAGATACAAAGAACAGGGTTATCGTTTGGATGGTATGCCACAGCATAATCATTATATATACTATTTAGTAGAAGGATCATTACAAAGCTATAATCCAGGTAAAGCTCGCTTAGAGAGAAAAGCTTTATTATCGTCTTTTATATCGATAACACATTTTAAAGGATTCTCAATTCATCGCACAGATAATGTTATGGAATCCGCCGAATGGATATTAGCATATGCAAATAAAATACAAAAGGAGAAGCTAGTTCCATATTACAATGTTATTAATAATGCGAATAATAATAGCAGACCTGATAAAAAAGCCATGGATTATGTGAATGTTGTTACGAAGGTTAAAATGGATAATATTACCAAGGACAATATCGGCGCAATAATGTTGTCGCAAATACCACGTGTTAGTTCCACAATTGCGATTGCTGTTATGGAGAAATATAATACTATCTACGAATTAATTATTGAACTAAAAGAAAACCCTAAAATATTGGAAGATATTAAATTAGAGACAAACGGAAAATTTAGAAAAATATCAAAGACTGCAACGTCTAATATATATAATTTTCTAATACCTAATAGTAATCCAGTTATATCGGTAAATACTGAATAGATTATATATACAATAATATATAATGAATAAAGAAATGAATAAAATCTGTAAAGCTCTTGGAGTAGCTGTAATCTCTGTAATTGCTTTGTTAATTATAATAAGAACATTAAATTGGCAGGCGAGTATTATTAAACGTATAACATCAACCAGAGAAGGATTTATGGGAAATTATGATGATAGCGACGATGACAGCGACGATGATAGCGACGATGATAGCGACGATGATAGCGACAGTGATGACGAGGATGATATTGCCAAGATACATGAAAATAACAAAAAAATAAAAAATTATGAAGCAGAAGCAACAAAAGCCCCAACAATTAAAAAATATAAAAAACTTGAAAAAAAAATTAAAAAATTAAAGGATAAAAATAAGAAACTTTTATCTGGTGGAAGTATGATTTAATTAATTAACGTATTTGGCATTATTTGAATCATTACTATTTCCTATAATATTTCTATCGTCATACATATTGTCTAATGGTGTTTCTAAACCAATATACTGGCCTTTTGGATCGTGTGCCGGATAACTATTTTTATTATATGGCGGGNCATCTCTCCCTGCATCTAATAATTTATTTTCATCTTCGAGGTGTGTGTCGGGTAATCCCCCCTGCATATTCTCCGGACTGGGACGCGCCTTATAAATGCGCTCGCCCTGCGTATTATATACTTCTTGTAAATAGAGAACCGGACAGCGAATTCCTTGACTTCTTTGCCATTTCATAAATTGGACATATTCATCTAAGTTATTAAATTTCAATGGATTAACCCCAGGAACTTCTGCGACTTTAGAGTTGCTCAAATATAGAGTTGTACCGCGTTGTATGAGAACATTTGGACAACGACTGGTCACATCATCAAATCCCTCTTTAGTTGGTTGATTAATAACAAAATTCNAACCAAGACAAAATAGGATGATTATGAATATTATTCTGATAACATACATTGTATTCATTATATATAATAATGTAGATATTTTATATAATGAAGTTTGTTAGTATTCTTAATGACGGTGGTAGATTTGACGATTTAATGAAAGACTCACCCGCACTTGTTAAATTTTTTCATCCAGATTGCGGACATTGTAAGGATATGGCTCCACATTGGGATTCGCTTAAAGATAAATTAAAGGAACATCATAATAAAAATATTAATGTTATAGAGGTTCACGCTGACGCTATACCAGACATTAAAAGCGATTGTGCTAAAAACATACCTGGATACCCAACAATTATGGAGGTAAAAGTGAACGGTAAAGGTGGAAAAGAACATAAAGGAGAGCGCCACACAGATGCGCTTCATGAGTTTTTTTTGGACACATTTGTAAAAGAATTGAACAAAGTAAAAGAATTGAAGGGTGGTGGTAACAAACGCACATTAAAAGGAAGAGGAAAGAGAAGGAAAAGGAAAACTAACAAACATTCTCGCAAGAGAAGGAGATCCAAGAAAATGTCTAGAAAGAAAAGGGGTAAAAGAAGTAAAAAACGTTAAATAATTAAGGCATAAACATATATCCACCAATGCTCATTAAGAGCAATCCCAATGCCTTATACATTGTGAATTTATCCATTGCAATTACGTAAACAGCAGCGCCTGATACAGCCATTGAAATCATAAATCCAGCGATTCTCATAGTTTCAACCGCATGATATTGTAATAGAGACGAAGAAAATACACGAACCGTAGTTCCGAATAATCCAAGTCCTGCAAGACCAAGCCATTCTGCGTTAGTCAATCCTCTTAATTCNGANACAACACTTTGTTTTCCATTATTAGTGAACAATACNAATGATGTAATAAATAAGAAACTCNTAGTTAAATCAAACAATACTAGAGCCTTCGGTGATATTTTTTTAACAATGTGTTTTGCGTAAAGCGAGGTTACCCAGCCTATTATAGCAACCGTAAGATAGAATATATAGACAGAGTTTTTATTTTTTAATACACTCATTATAAAATAGAGATATATAATAGTTTATACAATAATAAATTTATTGTATAATCCTTAAAATTGAATTAGATAGTATAGAATATTATAATGTAGTATAATGAATGTCTCATATAGATTACTGAGTTTTGCAACCTCTGACAATGAAAAACCACTTGATGAGTGCGATGAAGGTAGCACAAGTGACTCCGAAAGGAGTTATGGTTCGGATTGTGAAAAACCAGAGTTCAAGAAAAAGAAGGATAACAAAGAGTTTCTCGTACAGATGTTTGGAATCAATGAAAAAGGCGAAACCGCATCTATATTTGTAACTGGATACACACCCTTCTTTTATGTGAAGGTTCCAAAATACTGGAAATCAAATGAAAAACACGATTTTATAGGTAAGCTTAAAAATGATATGGGCGAATGGTATCAGGACAGTATATTCAGTTCCAAATATGTAAATAAGAAAAAACTATATGGATTTGACGGTGGTATTACTCATAAGTTTCTGCTTATTCAGTTTAACAATGAATTAGCAATGAAAAAAGCAAAAAATCAATGGTATACATACGTAAAAAATAATAGACGATTGGGTAAATATCACCATACCGAAATTTACGAGGCTAATATTCCACCTATGTTGAGAATGTTCCATATTCGCAAAATGAGTCCGTCTGGATGGGTTGAATTGCCTGCCGCAAAGACAGTTGTTCATAAGTTTCACACAACAACTTGTAAGTATGAGTACACAATTAATTATCGCTCTCTGAAACCGCTGCCAAATAAAGAGACAAGGGTCCCTTATAAAATCGCGAGTTTTGATATTGAGGCATCTAGTAGTCATGGCGATTTCCCCCTTGCAAAAAAAGACTATAAGAAGTTAGCAACTAATATCATTGATAAGTGGGACAATGAAACAGACAATGAAGATACACTTCGCTCTATGGTATTAACTGCTTTTAAGATTCCAGGTTATGGAGAAGATGACATTGAAATTGTATTTCCAAAGAATTCCATTAGCGAAATTGAGGTAAATGAATCATTTAACAGATGGATTAAGGTAAATCTAGACATTGTTGATATTAGTGATTTTAATGACGAAGAGGCAGATAAAGAGGACGAACAAGTATGCGACGAAGGTGCTGCTCGTTTAGATTGTGAAGATATTGGGAGAAATCAATTCTCGTTCAAAAAAAAGAAGGATGTAATTACAAAAAAAGGGTCGGTCATTAATTGGTTAAATGACGATGGAATTAAACGCGACTATAAATTGGCTAAACTTACAAAATCGTTTGAATATTCGTGTATATTTCCGCCTCTAAAAGGCGACGAGGTTACCTTTGTAGGAACAACATTCCTGCGATACGGCGAAGAAGAACCTTATCTAAATCATTGTATTGCGAAGGATACGTGCGACGATTTACCTCAGGTAAAGAATTCGGTAATTGAAAGTTACAAAACCGAAAAAGAAGTAATGCTCGCATGGAGCAAATTAATTCGCGAAGAGGATCCAGATATTGTAATCGGGTATAACATATTTGGTTTTGATTACACCTTTATGTATGAGAGAGCTGAGGAGCTAGATTGCGTAGAGAAATTTATGCTATTATCGCGAAACAAAGGTGAATCTTGTTTATCTTCCAAATGGAAAGATAAGAAAGAGGTAAAAGGCTTGGAATCAAATACAATATTCATCGCTAGTGGACAGCACGATATTAACTATGTAAAAATGCCAGGTAGGCTTCAGATTGATTTATATAATTTCTTCAGACGCGAATATCAACTGATTAAATATAAACTGGACTATGTGTCTGGCTACTTTATTGGCGACAAAGTAACCAAAATAGAGCATTGTGATAATTCAACAAAAATATTCAGCAAAAATCTTAGTGGATTGGAGAACAGAACGTTTGTAAGTTTTGACGAAGAGGCGCACAGTGTTGATCAGTATAAAGACGGAGCTAAATTCGAAGTATTTGACATTAATGTAGAGGAAGGCACATTCTACATAAAGGGTATAGAAATGCCTGATATGACAAAGAAGGTTCGCTGGGGATTGGCTAAGGACGACGTAACGCCGCAGGACATTTTCAGAATGACAAACGAGGGACCGAAAGAACGGTCTTTAATTGCGAAATACTGTATTCAGGATTGCAATCTTGTTCATCATCTGATGAATAAAATAGACATAATCACTGGATTTGTAGAGATGGCAAGTCTGTGTAGTGTTCCGCTGGACTTTCTTGTAATGAGAGGACAGGGAATAAAACTCACGAGCTATATTGCCAAAAAATGTCGCGAAAAAAACACTCTAATGCCAGTTATAGAAAAATCTAACGATAATGGTGGATATGAAGGGGCTATTGTGTTGGACCCGAAATGCGATTTGTATCTAGACGATCCGGTTGCGTGCGTAGATTATAGTTCGCTATATCCATCCTCAATGATTAGTGAGAATATATCACACGATAGCAAAGTCTGGACAAAAGAATATGACCTTCTAGATACGCTTGTTAAAGAGACGGGTGAAACCGATAAAGATGGAAACTATATTTATGATAATTTGGACNATTACAAATANGTGGATATTACTTATGACACATATCAATGGCGTCGTAAAAACGGCAACGAGAAAGCCGCGATGGAAAAGGTTAAGGTAGGATATAAAATATGTCGCTATGCGCAGTTCCCCGAAGGAAAGGCTGTTATGCCTGCTATTTTAGAGGAGTTGTTACATGCTCGTAAGACAACACGTAAACTCATTAAAAAGGAAAATGATGAGTTTATGAAAAATGTTCTGGATAAACGACAGCTAAGTATCAAGTTGACCGCAAATTCACTTTATGGTCAAACTGGTGCTAAAACAAGCACATTTTATGAAAAGGATTGTGCCGCTTCCACGACTGCCACTGGAAGAAAACTCCTAGTTTATGCACAGCGAGTTATTGAAGAAGCCTATAACAATATTATAGTTGATACGAAAAATTACGGCAAAGTAAAAACATACGCCGAATATGTCTATGGAGACACAGACTCGGTGTTCTTCAAATTCAACCTTCGCGAATTAGACGAGACACCTATTATTGGGAAAAAAGCATTGGAAATTACCATTGAGCTCGCAAAGCAAGCGGGTGAATTAGCAAGTAAGTTTCTCAAGAACCCACACGACTTGGAGTATGAGAAAACGTTCCTACCGTTTTGTCTGCTCTCTAAGAAACGTTATGTGGGGATGCTTTATGAAGACGATCCCGAAAAATGCTATCGTAAATCAATGGGAATTGTTTTAAAACGTCGTGATAACGCACCGATNGTAAAAGATGTGTATGGTGGAATCATTGATATCCTAATGAAAGAGCAAGATATTAATGCGGCTGCAAAATTTCTAGACAAATGTCTCCAAGATATTGTAGACGAGAAATACGGCATTGATAAGTTGGTAATTACAAAATCATTGAGAAGTGGCTATAAGAACCCAAAACAGATTGCTCATAAGGTTCTTGCTGACCGAATTGGTAAACGTGATCCAGGCAATAAGCCCAGTAATGGAGACCGAGTAGCCTTCGTGTATATTGAGAATCCAGACAAAAAAGCACTTCAGGGCGATAAAATCGAGACGCCAGAGTTTATCGCGGAGAATGATATAAAGATCAACTATTCATTTTACATTACAAACCAGCTTATGAAACCAATTCAGCAGGTATTTGCGTTAGTATTAGAAAAATTACCTCAATTCCGAAAAACTAAAGGTCAAGGGACATTGTCTAAATGGAAGCGTGAGTTAAGAATACTGCGCGAAAAATATCCAGATGATATAACATATAATAAAAAACTAGAGGAACTTAGAGGTAAAGAAGTAAAATTGGTGCTATTTGACAAATATCTAATACAAATCCGAAATAAATATGATGGAAATCAAACATTGTTATCGTTTTGTAATGTAAAGAGGTAATTATTCTATATTTAATGATGGATCAATAGAGGTACGATGAGTCGTTGTGCTATTATTTTCTATTGGTGTATATAATGAATATTCAAGTGAAATGTTGGGGCCTTCTGTAATATTAGTATCTGTAATATTAGTAAGAATATCATTTGCTATCTGTTCTGCTATGTTTGTCAAATCGGTCATGCTGTTTTCATTATATTCAGCAACTTGATTATTTACGGAAGCGACTCTTACACCATTTGCAGCACCAGTTACAGCACCAGTTGCTGCACCAGTTACAGCACCAGTTGCAGCACCAGATGTTGTCCTCGTTGTGGTAGAGAGACTTGCGTTGGTATGACTGCGAATATCATAACGACACATCGGACATACAGAACTATGATTAAACCATTCATATAAATTATTAGTATTAAAGGTGTGCCCGCATTGAATAATTTGTGTAACGTTATCATTAGCATTAAAGCTTTCACGCGTAATGGGACATGTTGTATTTTGAGGTCTCTCTATATTTGAAAATGTAGTGCTAATAGTGGCGGTATTTATTTCAAGAGCGCTAGGAATAGCGGATCTTCTATTTCTACTAATCCCACGTGTAGGAGTAAAGAGATTATTAAAATGTAATCGCGTATTACTATCTAGTGTAGGTTGTCTAGTATTACTGACTTGTCTAGTGACTTCGGGTTGTCTAGAAACACTTCTTTGTCTTCCTGCTACTGGTTGTGAAATGGGTGCAATATTACTTCTTTGTGCACTATACATATCATTGCCGTTTACAAAATAACTATATTGATTTATAGGATTACTCCTATTATTACGTTGATTAATAATAATTCTAATATTTCTTTCTTGATGATTCATCAAATTCACCATATTATTCATTAGGCGCCTACTAACTATTATGTCGTCAATATAACTATTTTGCATATGTAATACTATTATATAAATATGTTTAAATAAATGTTTAGATTAACCTATAAGATAATGGAAGATTCATTTCAACAATATAAAGATAAAGGATTAACAGGATTGGCAAACGTTGGAAATACATGCTATTTAAACTCTTGTATGCAGATTCTTTCACATACATATGAACTAAATGATTTTTTATTAAAGAAAACATACAAGAATAAGATTAACCGCAAACCAGAGTCGGTATTACTGGTTGAGTGGGACAAACTTCGCGAAATGATGTGGAGTTCAAATTGTACAATTGCGCCACATGGATTTGTGCAATCGGTTCAGCAGGTTTCAATTCTAAAGAATCGCGATATTTTTTCTAGCTATAATCAGAATGACATACAAGAATTTCTAATATTCATAATAGATTGTTTTCATAGCTCATTATCACGTGAAGTTAATATGCAAATAACAGGAGATGTTAAAACAGATACAGATAAACTAGCTATCTTGTGTTACGAGATGATGAATACAATGTATACAAAAGAATATTCTGAAATGTTAGATATTTTCTATGGAATTCATATTTCGCGTATTAGTTCTTTAGATAATGAAGTGTTATCTGATAGACCTGAACCCTTTTCTATTCTTAGTCTACCCATTCCAGATAAAAATTCCCTTTCTCTATTTGATTGTATGGATGAATATTGTAAAAAGGAGGAATTATTCGGCGAAGATGCATGGATGAATGATGAGACAAATGAAAAGCAAGATGTATATCGTGGTATTATATTTTGGAGTCTTCCTGATATATTAATTATTGATCTCAAGCGATGGAATGAACAAGGTCAAAAAAATCATAAATTAGTTGAGATTCCAAAAAATAACGTGGATCTAAGCAAATATGTTAATGGATATAATAAGAACAGTCATATTTATGATTTATACGGAATATGTAATCATTCTGGAGGTTCTGATGGAGGTCATTATCATGCTATTATTCGTAACGCAAATGGAAAATGGTATAACTTCAATGATACTCTAGTTAATGAGATTGATGAAAATGATATAATAAGTTCATCTACCTATTGCTTTTTCTATCGTAAAAAAAAATAGTCAATTAAATATATATGACTACAAATAATGAGGTTGATATACCAGATACAAATAATGCCGAAGAAATTAATAAACAGGTTAAAGACAGTTCTGATGTAGATACACCACAGGAAATAGAACCAGAACCTACTAAAAGTTTTTATGAGTATGTAATATCTAAAATTAAAAACAATGCGTTTGTTGTAATCTTGATTGTTGTGTTGTTAGCTTATATATTTCTCTTTTCATCTTTAGGAAACAGAAACGGATATATGCAAAACCAATACTCATCGTATTCTGGAATGGGAACAATGGGAGGAGTTATGAATTCTATGGGCAATTCAATGATGGGTAATCGAATGGGCAATTCAATGATGGGCAATTCAATGATGGGCAATCAAATGGGTAATCAAATGGGTAATCAAATGGGTAATCAAATGGACAATACTGCTAATGGTAGCACTGGAAAATATATATTAGAATTATTCTTATGGGCTATGTTTGTTATCTTAATATTATTAAACGGCGTTTTATATATTTTCAATGTTGACGTAGTGACAAGTATAAAAAATATTTTAGGTAATGTTCCACAAGTAGAAGTTGTGGTGGATACCGATGGAGTAAAAAAAACAAATATTGTTATCCCAAAAGAAGTATATCATATTCCAGGCAATCATTATGACTATAATAGTGCGAAAGCCATATGTAAGGCGAGAGGTTCTGAACTAGCATCATACAGTGATATAAGCAAGGCGTTTAAGAGTGGAGCTGATTGGTGTGGGTATGGATGGTCGGAAGGACAGATGGCGCTTTTTCCAACACAGATGGAAAAATGGGAGAAACTTCAGAAAATAGAGGGACATGAAAACGACTGCGGGCGTCCAGGAATCAACGGAGGCTACATAGATAATCCTGACGTACGATACGGTGTCAATTGTTATGGTATTAAGTCTCCCATAACACCAGAAGAGGCACTATCAATGTCACAAACATCACTGTATCCTAAAACACAAAAAGAATTGGATTTTGATAAATTAGTAGATTATTGGAAGACTAAAATCCCAGATATTTTACTAGCGCCATTCAATCATAACAATTGGAGCATTCTATGATTAATACATCATCAATAATTATATTTGAACAAATCAAATATAATTATCGTCTCTTACTAGTTTTGTTCTTGGTGCTCTTTTTTGGGTTAATTTTTATTCTCTTTTTACTTTGTTTTTTACTATTAATATTTGCTAAATTAAACAATTTATCATATAGTGTTTCGTCAATAACTCTATCGGTTTTTTCGCTGTAACGTGGAGTCATTTTATCATTGATAAATAATAGTCCAGCTGGAACAGCCAAATCATCAAATAGTGAACTCACTTTATTGAGTGGTTTCTTGCTAGAATTCATAGTTATCAACGCCGGATTATTAGAATTTAGTAATATATTATTCACTTTAAATCCTCCACATATGGTTTCGTTGTTAGAATTTTTGGTTATTATTAAATCGTCTAAACCTAATGACATATATAATAAGAGAGTAATATTTACTTTTCATAGGAACGTTTAATTTCACTAGACACCTTAACCTCTCTAGAACTCTTTATAACGTCCATTATACTATTGACGTCGTCTTCATTAGATATGCATTGTTCTAAACACGATTTCACATAAGTTAGTGTTAGACCATTACTTTGTTTTACTGTTCCAAATTTTAGTGTTCCGTTATTGATATTAATCGTTGTGCTATTTAAATTTTCAGTTTCAACAAAATCTAATATAGTATCACTAATTTCACTCCGTTCTATTTTCATATTTTTAAGCTCTTCAGTGGCTGTCTTAATATTATTATCCATTGTCACCCATTTTTTTATATTTTCTTGAAACTCATCCATTATACGATTACTATGAAAAATATATTTAACTTTATTACATAATAACTTTACTATCATAAGAAAGTATCTATTATTGCGTTAAATATTATGGCATTAATAGATTAATTACTAGATATTTACATCTTTACCTTGAGTGATTTCTTAACACTCTTAAGGCTATGTGAAAGACCTTTATTCTTACGCGTTTTTTTCTGGAAGAATTGCTGGAGAGTAAGAAGACCAAACGGTAAAAGTGCGTTCGTCACCATGCTACCGCCTCTCATTGACCGCGACTTGCGACGACGCGACTTGTTCTTTCGGCTAACCTTACTCTTGCCTGTTTTACTGCGACGTTTTTTTGCGCCACCAACAGTGGCCATATTTAATAAATCGCCTCCTTTCATTATAATATAGAGATAGAAAATATCATACTGCTTTAAAAGGAGATTTATTACGTATAAGTAAAATAAATATTCCTAAATGTAACAGGAAACTAATGATAACAAATATAAGAGATAAATAAATATATGGGTAAATTTCAATTAATATAGCCTCAATGAGAGGCGTCATCAAGTTTTTCAGTTCGTTTTTAACATCATCTCTCCGTATTATTTCTAGACATTGATCAATTAGGGTGTTTTTCATATTAATATTAATATTAATATTTATATAATTAATACAATTTTAATGCGTCTTAATAGTATCTATATTATCTATTAAATTTTTAATGGAATTGTATAAACCGAACAAAGAGTTTGACTTTAATTTATTATCTTTAGAAAGTCCGCAATCAATCCAAGGTGGAACACATTTTACTAAAATAAATATGAAGGACGATAAACCGTTATACATACAGATGCCAAAATGCACAACAAAACAAGGCATTGTTAAGACGAATAGGGTGATGTATTCAGACCTATTATATAATAGAAATAATTGCGAGTCTCTAATAGACTGGCTTCTTGCTCTAGAGAAACATTGTCAGACAAAAATAAATGAAAAAAAGGATATGTGGTTTGTAAGTGAAATGACGGAGGACGACATAGAAAATATGATGACGCCTGTATATCGTTTATATCGTTCAGGTAAAAATTTGTTAATACGCACATTTATAGATGTGGATAAAGGAACCGAAAAAGGTAAATGTATGGTATATGATGAAAAGGAAATTAAATTAGACCAAAATGCGGTTATAGACGCAAATATAATTCCACTAATTTTGATTGAAGGGATTAAATTTTCGTCAAAAAGCTTTGATATAGAAATTAAGTTAATTCAGGCGATGGTATTAAATAAAGAACCGGAACTCATGCAGACATGTTTGATTAAGAGGGATAATGTAGCACATACAAATAGCGCAGTTGATAAAAGTGCCGAAGTTAATAATGATTCTATAGCTACAAATATAGGGGAACCAATATTGCATGACGTAACAAGAGAATCAGGACAAGAATCAGGACAAGAAGCAGAGCAAGAAGCAGAGCAAGAAGCAGAGCAAGAAGCAGAGCAAGAAGCAGAGCAAGAAGCAGAGCAAGA